GCTATGGATAGGCTATGGATAGGCTATGGATAGGCTATGCATTCAACCAGAGACGTGTACCAGAGACGTATACAGAGACACAGTCCAGAGACCCGAGACGTGAGACGGGACCGTGACGCGCGCATGCGCGAGGGTCCGGCCGCACCGATTGTGGCGCGGCCGGAATCGCAGAGAGACGGAGACGGGCGGGACCGGTCAGATCCGCACCACGCCGTAGGTGCGGGTCGCACCCGATGCGGCGGCCGGGGCCTGCCCCACGGGCGGATCGTCACCCGCCACGAGGGCGGCGAGATCCCGCGACCCCTGGCAGAACGCCGACTGGGATATGTCGATCGCCACCTGAGTACGGAGCCGCGAGGCGGGGAGACGGCACGCCGCCGCGATCGCGCCCGCGCCGTGCTTCGCGTTGCGGATCGGGTCGTGGCGCAGGTAGTCCACGATCCGGATCAGGTGCTCCGTCGGGTCGTGCGCCGCCAGATCGGCACCGACGACCTCCGCCAGCAGCTCCCCGTACTCGTCCGGATCGACGCCGAGATCGGCCGCCGCATACTGCGGCACGAGCCGGTAGCACCCGATGAGCGAGCCGAATGGATTCGTGTGCAGGTAGATGTAGCAGAGCCTCGCCTCCGGACGCAACGAGCGGAACTTTCGCGAGTGCCACAGATTGCACCCGATCTTGCCGAACTGCCTCATGCGATCTCCTCCCCGATCACCTCGTCCAGCGCCATTGCGGCGCTGACGATCGGCACCTGATGCTCGCGCCAGCGGTATCGGCTGACCCCCGCCAGCCGGCGCGGATCGGTGGAGGTCGTGCGCCAGCGCCCCAGCACCAGGCGCAGGGCCGCGCCGAGAACCGTGGGATCGCTCGCCAGGCATATCGCCAGCATGTCCGGAGAGCGCAGGCCGCGAACCGCCGGAGCGCTCATTGCCCGATCCCCTTCTTCTGCCGCTCGATCTCCGCGTCGTCGCGGATCCGGCGGCGCTCCTCCGCGATCACCCGCGGCAGCCAGGCCGCGAGCCGGTCCTCCGTGGTCCAGTGCCGCACGGGATCGGGCGGAAATGTCTCACGCAGCCAGTCCGCGAGGATCGGCTTGACCTCGATCTCGATGATGAATTTCTCCATTGTCACATTCTCCATGGCTCCCCGGGTTGAGGCAGTGCAAATATTTACAAAAAATTTCGACGGCTGAGTCAAGGCCGGTGCAGATCTGGGATTTCCGCGACAGCCCCGGCGCACTCGCATTCCGCCGCGACAGGTCCTTCGCCGCCTTCGCGCTGGGGCCCGTCGGATCGGGCAAGACGGTGCCGGCGATCCTGCGCATACACGACATCGCCGCGGCGCAGGCCCCCTCGCCCGACGGCATCCGCCGGACCAGGATCGCGGTGATCCGGAACACGATGCCGGAGCTCCGCTCCACGACCGCGGTCACCTACGGCCAGGTCTATCCGGCCGAGCATACGGGTGACATCATCTGGCGGGCCCCCGCGTCGCACCGGCTCCGGCACGGCGACATAGATTGCGAGGTCCTGTTCATCGCCCTCGATCGTGCGCCCGACGTAAAGAAACTCCTGTCCCTCGAGCTCACCGCCGCGATGCTGAACGAAGTCAGGGAGATCCCGCGCTCGATCGTGACGCGGCTGACGGAACGCGTGGGCCGGTTCGGGGTCGCTGAGCGCGACACCACCTGGTCCGGCATCTGGGCCGACACCAACCCGCCCGATTCCGATCACTGGTTCTACGCCTGGCACCATGTCGACCGGCCCGAGGGATTCACGTTCCATGTCCAGCCGCCGGGCGTGATCGAGGTGGAGAACAGGCCGGGCGATCCGGTCGTCGCCGACCCCAACTTTCCGGCCTGGGCCGGGCGCACGGTCACCGCCGCGACGATCTGCGGCCGCGAATGCCCGGTGGAATCCATCCGCGCGGCAGGCAGGAGATGGATCGTCAATCCAGCCATGGAAAACGCCCGTGCGCTCATGCGGGTCGCCCGCGACGAGAACCCGCTCGGGCCGCGCAGCTACTACGGCCGCGCCCTCGCCGGCAAGAACGTCGACGAGATCAGGTGCTACCTCCAGGGCGTGTACACGTTCGTCCGCGAGGGCCGGCCCTGCGTGCCGGAATACAGCGCGGACGCGCATTCGGCCGAGCACACCGAGGTCATCGCGGACGCGCCGGTCCTGATCGGGGCGGATATCGGCGGCGGGACGCTCCAGCCCTCCGCCGTCTTCTTCCAGCGCCACCCCCAGGGAGCGCTCGTCTGTCACCGCGAGGTGGTCTGCGAGGATCTCGGCATGGACAGATTCGGATCGCTGCTCCGCGAGGCGCTCGCCGAGCATTTCCCACGGCACGCCGCCGAGGGACGGGCCGGCACCGGCTGGGGGGATCCGGCCGGAGCGCAGCGCGATCCCATCTTCGAGCGGGCGAGCTTCGACTACCTGCGCAACACCTTCGGGATCAACTTGCGGCCGGCCCCGACGCAGGATGTGCGGATGCGGATCGCCGCGATCTCCGCGCCGTGCGAGAGGATGATCGCCGGCAGGCCGGGTCTCACCGTCTCGCGCACCGGGTGCCCGGTCCTGCACAAGGGGCTGCAGGGCGCGTGGCATTTCCGCCGGGTTGCCGTCACCGGCGATGCCCGCTACACCGACAAGCCGACGAAGACGAGGGAGAGCCACGTGTGCGACGGCTGCGGATACGGATTTCTCGGCGCCGGGGAGTTCCGCGCATTGAGCGGCCGCGAGCGAGCGACGCCGATACCCGCATTCGCCGAGAGCGACTTCGATCCCTTGGGACGCCGCGGATGAGCGTCTCCCCGCTGAAGATCGACCTCGCCACGATCGCGGCGATGTGCAGGGGAAACCCGAAGTTGCTCCCGCCGATCTGGGTCCATGACGACGACGTATGGACAACCGATCGCGTGGTCGCGGATTCGCAGGGCCGCATCCATGTCGCCCGCCGCAACCTGCGGCTCGCCGTCGGCGACCTGCCGATCGTCGAGGGACCGTGGGTGCGGCACGACGTGCAGGCATTCCGCATCGATCTGTCCTCGATGACCATGGGCGGCGGCGATCACCGCACGGACGGATCGGCGCGACGCGCCAGCAGGACGATGGTGACGAGGCCGACACGATGAGGGTCTGGCGCGGCATAGCCGGGCGCAGGACGCCGGAGGAGATCGTGCCGCTCCTCACGATCGAGCATCGGATGGAGTGCAGGGCCGCGCCGATCGAGATGCTGCACGAGGCCCACGAGGCCCCGTGGTCGTGGAGCGTGGAAGACCGGCACGGCCGATTCGTGGCAGCGGCGGCGATCATCCCGGAGCCGACCAACCGGGCCCACCGGCAGGGCAGGGCCCGCGCATGGTTCTGCGGCCTCCCCGGCGAGGCGATGCGCTCCGGACTCCAGCTTCGTCCGCTGATCAGCCGGTTCCGGCACCTCGCGCAGGCGGGCGTCTATGACGACATACGCGCCTGGCTCCTGCGCGATCCCGTCGACTGGCATTTCGCAAGGCACTTCGGGTTCGCGTTTGACTGCGGCCCGGCGCACGGGCTATCACCCACGGGCCGCGACCTGTATCTCTACAGATGGAGGAGATGATGAGCTCACTGTTCCGGAACAAGGCGGCCGAGCGGTCCGCGGCACGGGCGCAGGAAGAGGCGCGGCGACAGGCCGGGGTCGCCAACCGACAGCGCCGCCAGGCATCCGAGGACGCGATGCGGTCCCGGCAGCGCGGCGAGCGCGGGATCCATACGCCGAGGCGAGGGCGCGAACTGCTGCTGTCGGCGCTGCGATCGACGCTCGGAGCCTGACATGGCGCAATGGCAGGAAGACGAGGCCGGGAAGCTGATCACCCGCGCCCACGGCGACAAGCTGAAGTCCGACGAGATCTACCGCGAGGGGATGGAGCTGACATTCCCCGATCGCGAGAATTTCTACAGGACGAATGTCGAGGGCCAGGACCGCTCATCGATCAACTGGGACACGGCGGCGCAGGTCTCGGTCATGCGGGCGGCCAACCGGCTGTCCGCCGAGTTCACGCCCCAGTTCCAGAAATGGTTCGAGATCGAGCTGGGGCCGGCGGCGAGGGCGATGCCCGACGACGACTTCCGGGCTATGACGGGGATCACCAAGCACGACGCCAAGCTCCGGCTCGAGCGTATCACGGCTGCCGCGCATGCGGTTTTCCACGGGCCGGGATTCCCGGTGGCATCCCACGAGCTCTACCTCGACTGGATGTACGGGCAGGGCGGCATGAGCATCGACGGCAACGATGACTTCGTCGGCGAGCCGGTGATATTCCAGGCGATGCCGATGTCGGAATACTACTGCTATTCGGGTGTCAACGGCCGGCCGGACCGCTGGTTCTTCTGGCACACGATGCGCCCGGAGATCGTGCCGCGGCAATGGCCCGACGCCGCGATCCCGCCCGACCTGGACGAGATGATCCGGTCGTCGACATCGAGCGGACGCCCGGCGCGGCTGTGCTCGACGTGCTACCGCGACTACGGCGACGAGGACGATCAGCCGGTGTTTCGCTCCGAGGTGTTCTGGCTGCGGGGCCGGCGGGCGCAACGGATCGTGTCGCGCCAGGCCAGGACATCGAGGTTTGTCACGCCGCGGTACATGACGATGGCCGGGGAGAATCGCGGACGGGGCCCGGTGCTGTTCGCCCTGCCGGACATCAGGAGCGCCAACAAGATCGCGGAATTCACGCTCCGGGCGGCGGCGCTCGCGGTCGCCGGCGTCTATACCGCGGTGGAGGACGGCGTGTCGGGCAGGGTGCAGATCAAGCCCTACGCAATGATCCGGGTGAGATCCAACGGCGGCTCCGAGGGACCGAGCCTCCAGCGCCTCGATCTGCCCAACCGGATCGACTTCGGCCAGCTGATCCTCGACAACCTGCACAACTCGATAAAGCAGGTCATCGGCGACAACTCGCTGCCGCCCGATGTCGGGCCGGTGCGCTCGGCAACGGAATTCGTCGAGCGGGCCCGCGAACTTGTCGCGGACCAGGCCGGCGGGCTGGGGCGACTGCACGCGGAATTCATCGTGCCGGCCGTCCAGCGCGTCATCGACATCATGGAGCTGCGGCAGCTGCTCGGCGTGGGCGCAACGGGCCTGGTAATCGATCAATTCCTGGTCCAGGTGCGGATGCTGTCGCCGCTCGCGCGGGCGGAGAGCATGGCGGAGGTGCAGAATCTCACCCAGTTCGTGGAGATCGTGAAGCTCCTGCTCGGCGATCAGGTCGCGGGATTCGAGGTCGACCCGGCGCGGATCGCGTCGCACCTCGCGGACCTGATGAACGTGCCGATGGAGGTGCGCAACGATCCAGAGACGAAGGCGCGGATGATCGATGCGGCACAGCAGCTCGCGGCGGCGGCGGCCGCGAACGGGGCCGATCCGGGCATGGCAGACGCCGGCGGGGAGATGGTCCAGTGAGCGACACGCCGTTCGACAGACTGCTCGCCGAGCCTGCGAGCGGGGATGACCCGATCGCACGGAGCCGCGCGATGGACAGGCTGTATCACGCGACCTTCAGCACCGAGCCGGGCCAGGCGGTGCTCCGCGACATGTACGAGCGATTCGTCAATGTCGACGATGCGGTCCCGCGCGAGCCGGACCTCACATACATGCGGGCGGGCAGACGCTCGGTCGTGATCGAGATCGCGCGGCGGATCCGTCGCGCAACGCGAGAGGACGAGGAAAATGGTTGACGAACCGACCGACACCAACACCGGAGCCGAGGACACGGACGATCCCGGCGCGAAGCCGCGCGAATCCCTGATCGACCTGGCGGGCGACAAGGGCGACGATCCGGACAAGCCGGCGGCCGATCCGGACAAGGGCGACGATCCGGACAAGCCGGGCTGGACCCTGCCCGAAGGGATCAGGCTGCCGGAGCACCTCATCGGCTCGGACGCGGAGGACACGGTGCGCAAGCTCGCCAAGGCCTATGGCGGCGCGCGCAAGGAGATCTCGACGCACCAGAAGCGCGCGGCGCTCGCCGGCAAGGTGCCCGACACCCCGGACGGATACACCTTCGAGCCGGAGGGGGACGACGACCCCGTTCATGCCGAGCTCACCGGCGAGGCCGCGAAGCCGGTGCTCGACGCGTTCCGGGCGGCGGCGCACGAGACCGGCATTCCCGACAAGGCGTTCGCTGAATTCGTGCGGCGCGGGATGACTGCCGCACGCGAGGCCGGCTACGCGATCGGGGAATCGGACGAGGAAGTGTCGCGGATCTCGGCGGAGCGGGAGATGGCGGATCTCGTCGCGACCGTCGGCGAGGCGCAGGCGAAGCAGACCGTCGATGCGGTCTCGAAGTTCGGCGAAAAACTGAAGTCCCTGAAGATCATCCAGGACGACAACGACATGGCGGAGTTCGGGCAGATGTTCGGCACCGCGCGTGCGGCACGGATCGGGTATCGAATCCTCACCGCGTATCTCGGCGAGCCGGCCCTGCCGCCGGCGGACGGGCTGGACACCAGGCTCACCCAGGAGGAGGTG